CGGCCATCCTTAGGAGCAGCCACTTCATCAAGACGGGCAGCAGCTTCAAAGAAGCCATCAACCAGTGCTTGAGCGTCATATTCCTTGGAAGCACCAAGGTTGATTTGGAAGCCACCAGGCTCGCCGGTCACAGCGGCAGAAGCAGCAGAGGCACGGTCCAGAACGCGGAAGATACGGCGATCATAGAACTCAGCCAGGCTTTGACCAATCTGACGGGCGATAGGGCCACGGATGTCATACTGGCTCATGATCTCGTCGAGGTTATCAACGAAAGCAGAGGCAACCAGCAGGTCATCCAACGCGATGGTGGTTTCAGCGGCTGCCGGGTTGCCCGAACCGAGGATGGGCACACCAGGAGTGCGGTAGCCAGCCGAGATACGGCCAGTGTGAATGAATTGAGCTTGCTTACCACCACGCAGGGTCCGGTTCATCACCAGATCTTTTGCAATAGTAGAGTTACGGAAGGCTTCATAAACCTCACCCGTAAAGAGCTTCAGGAACAGGTTTGTCCGCTGAGCATAAGTAGGAGATTGGCCACCAGCTTTATTACTGGCGCCAAGATAAGATACGGTAGCAGTCATTAGGATAATGAATAAAAGGAATTTATAACGATTACAAGTACTTGTATTTAAAAAGAATAGTCAATAAACATGTGTTGTATTGGGTGTCCACCGCAGCGGGCCAATACTCCAACCGGTTGGGTTTTTAATGTGGTCCCTCCACAAAAGAAAGGGGGTCCTACTCCGAGGTGCCCCCAATCTGTTTTAATTAAGGCGAGTCACTGAGACTCTACCAACTCCAGAGCTGGTCAGACCGATCTTGTCAGCCGCACCTTTACTTAGATCAAGTCCCCTACCATGAGCATAGGGACCCCGATCATTGACCCGAACAACGGCACACCTATCGAAACAAACCTTAAGGCGTGTTCCAAATGGTAGTGTCTTGTGCGCTGCCGTAAGGCCGTTTTGATTATATCGTTCACCATTGGCAGTTAGGTTTCCGTGGAAGCCAGGACCATACCAAGAGCTGATAACAGACAGAGTAGTCAGAAGAGGTAACATGAGGTTTTTGCAAAGGACTTTTATATTGCTTACAACGCATCCATTAATCTTAAAGTAAGTCGCCAGAGGCGGCTAGTTTTTGTTCGACATCAAACCGATAAGCAGGATCAGTACGATACCTCCTATCACTGATAGCAGTTGCTAGTTCAGCGTTAGAGCGGAATCCTTTAACACTACTCTTCGGTGCCTTGCCCGATACTTGTTGGCCTTCAAATCCAACGGAATCCCGATAACGTTGATTGAGGGCTTGAACAGCAAAGAAGATAGCATCCTTGTTGCCACTGTTGACTACGTTATCGTAGGCAGCAACTTCCTCTGGTTTGAGGTTATCAGCAGCCCACACCAACGTGTCATTGTAAGCATCTTGTCCCCCAACAGAATCAACAATACTCTTAGCAGCATCATCAGAGAGAGGCTGTGATTGAGCAACAGGATTGTTCTTTTGTAGTTCAAGATAAGCTTCGATGAGTTCCTCGGAGGGCATTTCCTTAAGCTTTTCGATTGTCTCGGGCTTAAGTTGATTATCGTTGGAGTAGTACTCATCTGATGCCTCCTTTAGGAAGCTGACTCGTTTGGATACCGGGGACTCAGTTTCATCAGGGGTAGCGTCTTCGGACTCATCACTCTCGATTTCATCTGTCGAAGAGGACTCATCGGTTTCTTTCTGACCTAGTTTCTTTTGAAGTTCTAGGTATGCCTTTTCAAGGTCTTCTGCTGATTTGAATTTACCAGCATACTGACTATGTTCTTGTGCTTCAAGTTCACTGCGGCGATACTTATCTTCGGCCTCAGCTTCTTGTTTTTCAATTAGCTGGCTACCTTGCTCCATGAGACGTAGCTCTTCGGTTTGTCGAGCAGACGTAACATCTGGATCAGTAGCATCAAAAACAATTTCAGACATTTGGTTTAGTGAATGGTAATGGAAACACGGCCAACACCAGGAGAGGTGACTTTAGCATCACCATACTTAAATTGTTCCTTTGGTGTGATCTTTACTGGAGCCGGGTCAGTCTCATTGGGGAGGCTGTCCTGGGGCTGGTTGGCCGGTTGCTTGCGAGGCTGAATTGACGACATTTTGTAGGGCTTCGATAGAATCAGGGTTTTTGGTTGGGTCCATCATAGGAGCCTTGGCTAGCTGTCCTGCCTGCCCAACAAGACTGGTAGTCATGTTAAGCTGTGCGGCCTTCTGCTGTTCCTGTTGACGCATGTCAGCAGTCTTAACTAGCTTGAGGGTATCAATACCTTGAGCAGCAGCAAGACGCTTAACAGCTTCCTCTGGGTCAATGTATTGAGCCATAGCTTCAGGACCAAGGGCTTGTGAGATTGTCTGAAGGAACATCATGAGTGATTCACGATCTTGCCCCCGTCCAATACCTTCAAGGCCAGCGATGATGGTTGGATAGACAATACCCTTTGGTAGTTGTGGAAGTTCCTTAGAACGTTGAAGGGTGAAGAGTTTCCGTTGGAGGTACGGGCGAACCAGTTCTACGGTAAGGTTACCATAGATACCCCCAAGCTGCTCGTTAAGTTCCTGCTGGGTGGCGCGGATCTCTTCGGCAGTGGTACGTTCGCTTTGACGTACGGACAGAATGAGGAACGCTTCCGACAGCCGCTGCGTCAGGGACTGGATCATCTGATAGGCAGAAGAGAAGTCAGCCTGCTTGCTCACCTGAACAGCAGTAACATCCTCAGCCCTACCTTGAATGATTGCTCCATTACCTGCCTTAGCCAGCGTAGAAGGCTTCACAGTAGCCGCTGGGCTCACTAGGAACACTACCTTGGCAGCGGCAGCAGAACCCTCCACCATGGCTTGCATGAGCCCCTCAAGGGACCGCAAGTCCCCAAGGTACTCTTCAATGCGACCACGCCCATAGTCTTCCCCATCCACGATATTAAACCGGAGAGGTAGCCAAGGGGTAGTATTTTTTGGAGCCTTACCAAGAGAGTCAGGAAGAATCTTCCCTTCTGCTTCTTGTCTCCATCGCCACTGTCCATCCTTGAGCTTAGCCCAAGTGTAAACAGCAACTTCATTTTCACCAACAGTAACATCAACACTAGGAGCACTAGTATTATCAGCTACATCATTGACATTCCTAATTGCTTCTGTTTGAAACTCAGCAGGAAGGAATTGACGGTCAATTGATTCAACAGTAACGACCTCGGTGGGTGTACCCTCTCCATCACGGACGACCACAAATCGGTCAAGAGGATACAGTTTAACACCACTTGAACCCATGTATACCAGAGCATTTCCGGTTACAATCAAGTGCTTCATTGCTTGATGAAGGATAACACGATCCTGTGATTCAGCAATGGTTTGCATGACCACCCGTTCCATTTTGGAAAGAGAAAGGTCAATCTCTGATTTAACAGCAGCACTTAAACTGGGGTCCAAGCTAAGCTTACCATCATTAATCTGAAGCTTGAAGAAAGTTGCGTTCACAGGGAACAAACTTAGCATCAGCTTAGATGCCATGACGTTAACGCCTTTAGCGCCCATGGACTGCCAAGGAGTGGGTAGCTTCTGTCCATTAACAACACCCGTGGGTGTCAATAGATAAGGAACAGAAAGGGCTGCACAATCCCTAGCAGTATCGAGAAAGATCGTTCTGTCGCTTGCCAGCTTTGCGTAACGACTTGCGGCAGATTGATTTTCCATTTGTTATTTACCGATACTAAGATTAGTCATTGAAGGAACAGCACCACCTGTCCCACCAAGGGGAATGTTCAAACTAGAAGTCCCTTGACTTGCTTGACGCAGGGAAGCCCGTTTAGACATAGTGGGTTTAACCGTTGTGGGGGTTGTTGCGTTTGAAATCACAGGAGCTGGTGCCGGGGGTGGCGGTTCCGGTGCTGCTGGCATTTTAGGAGAGAGACACATGATACTAAGTTAATTTAGATTTGAGGTAGCGGATCACCGCAATAGCTCCAGCCATACGGCCAGCTTCCCATGCTGTCATTTCATGATCAGGGTAATCATCAGGATACATCCGATCCAACTCTTCAGTTAGAACAGCTAGATCAATGCGTCCACCAACAACACTGGTGAGGGGAATGGTTTCAGCGTCGAAGTAAGCGTCAGCCATATTGGGGAAGGTCATTGTTTGCTGCCTCAAAGAAGGCAGGCATACGAGCACGTTTGGTGTCGGATAGGCCAGGTGCCTTTCCTTTTTCGTAAAGAGAATCTGATTGAGCCAACCAGAAATCTTTATCAAGATACTTGCTTTCAGATTTACCAAGCCCATCTACTACCCATCCAACAGTCGCTCTGCGAAGTCGATTGAGGCTTGATGTGGACTTAAGGCCAAGCTCAGAGCAGACCATCGAGTGGATCGCAACGTGGGTTTGTTCATCTCTGGAGATGTCGGCTGCGGTGGTACGGATTCCGATGTCTCCATTGAATCGGAAGAATGGAAGGATGACAAAGAAGACACTGCGTTCTAGGATAGCGGCTTTTAGTAATGGATGTTCAGGAGCATCCAACCACGCCTTAAGAATGTGCTTTGCTTCTGATTCAAACTTCTGATCTGAACCATGAGCAGCTACTACATAGTTAAGAGCTTGGTCATGGCGTTCCTCATCTAGTTGATTTGAAAGTAGAGCTTCTCTAACACCAGGAGTCTTAGGTAGTTCCTTTTCAAGTCCCTGTTGTAGAAACTCACGGACGGGTAGTTCTAGGTGACGAAGACCAAGAGCCCGGAATAGGGCATCCTCAGCACCATCAACTAGCTTCCCACGTTGAACAGCAACAGGCGTCCACTTTCGCTTTCTGGAGATTACTTGATCATAAGGTGATGTGTGCTTAGTCATTCTCCACAAGGAATACAAGGTTCGTTTTTAAACTCAGTCTCTTCCTCAAAGGAAAAAAGATCTCTAAAGTCATCATCAAGAGCAGCCATCGCATCATCCTTTGCTTGCGTGTCTGGTAATACCTGAAGGGCATAATAGAGGGATGTCTGGGATGACGCCATCCAATCCCTTAGGAACTCACGGTTGTAAGTAACAACATCGGACCATGAGTTAAAGGAGTACCCATGAAATAGCATTGTTGCTCGGAACAACGTTACAACTCCATCAGCTACTCGTTTGTAATCAGCCCAACCTACTTCCGACGCAATCTCGCAGTCAGGAGGGTACGCATACGATTGTACTCCAAACGTCCCAGAATCGCGGTCAACGTGGCGGCTAATAGGAGGAGCCAACTCAGGAGTGGTAGTGTACCCCCGAAGATCAACATTATTGTAACTACAAGAAGCGGTAGGAGCAATAGCAAAGGCCCGCTGCATCTGCGCATGACGAGCGATCTGCGCCGCAATCTCGATGGACTTGGCCAACTCCGAGACAAGGAGGTAGGCGGGTGTATGTACTGGTTGGTGTGAGATGTAAGCATCGAGAGCTTCGCCAAATTGTTTGTAAGTTACCCCATTCTGACATAGGAAGTTAGCCAATCCAAGAACACCTAGTCCAACTTGACGATCTACTTCCGGTGGAAGGTACTCGCCTGTATCTCCAACACCTGTATTGGCATGAAGATTAATCAGGGAAGTCATTCCTTCTATGAAAGCTGGAACGAGATCTTCACGCTGACAAGCACCCAGATTGATGTGCTGAAGAAGACAAGTGCCACGGCTAGGTAGATAAACCTCAAGGCAGACATTCCCATAAATACGATTACCTACTGAGTCATAGCGGATCTTATTGAGCCATATGTCACCCCTTTTAATTCCTTCAAGGGTTGCTTCTAATAGTTCAGGAAACGCACCGGAAAGGAAGGCACCATCAACGTTGAGGCACCGCTTAACCCAGGATAACTCAGAGCGTGATGCGTTGATGAATTCAAGGGCATCTGGATGAGTATAATCAAGGTGGCACACAACAGCACCATTTTTATAAATGCCACCCCGACGGAGTGTTTCATTTAGTGTTGAGTAGATGCGGGCAAAGGATACCGGACCAGAGGCTGTAAGGCCCCTACCATTCTCATGACCACGTTCACGCAACTTAGTTAGGTGGACAGCCACTCCAGCCCCATTGCGGAGGGCGTGAGAGACAAAGCGCCAAGACGCTTCAATCCCATTGGGACCTTCCATTTCATCTTCGACAACAAACACGGTGCAACTAACTGGGAGACGTGATGTTGGATCATTTACCCAATTTGTCACTCGTCCAGTTCGTGCAATTTTTTGTGGTACTTGAGTCATTGAGATAAGAAAGTGCTTTTTCTAAAGTTTGAATGTTGTCTTTAAATAAACCTAGAGCACGATTGCATGTATTGCAAAGCAGTCCTCTAATTTTTCCGCTTTGGTGACAATGATCAACAACTAACCATTTGTCACCTCTTCCAGTGTCTGATGAGCTGCAAATTTTACATTTACCGTTTTGATTGGCAAACATAATTTCGTAGTCACCAAAATTTAAATTGTAAAGGGTTTTTAATCTTGTATCTCTATAAGTTTTATTATATCTTGTGCTATATCTTAATCTTCTGCAAGTTTTGCATTGTGATGATAATCCTGATTTTTTTCCTTTATCAGGAGAAAACTCATTAATTGGCAGGTGCTGTTTACAGGAGCTGCATTGTTTCATTTAAATTAAATCTTCAAGGAATGGTGGTTGGTAGTTTGGGCCCTTGAGTATCTTACCATCTTCGCGGCGGAGGGGCTTGCCGTCCACGAACTTACTCATATTGCTTTCAAAGACTCTTGCCATTGCGGTGTCCAGATTCCAGCCACGAGCCAAGGCATACTGGTAGCAGACAAAGACGAGATCTGCTAGTTCCTTTAGGGTATGTTCAGCATCATCGCTGTGATCTTCGGCGCAGTGTGCTTCAATGAATTCATGGAACTCTTCCCGAATCAAGCGCATCTGCATTTCTTGAACGCCTTCATCTGTTGGATCTAGTGACTGTTCAGCCGCGACCCGAAAGACAAAAGCCTGTTCAATTAGGTGTTGTGGAGTGGTGGTCATTGGTTAGGGTTTCGATCTTTTTGGTGAGGTAAACTTGAGCCTTGAGGAGGTCGTCGAGCGTAGACTCCTTATCCTTTCGGCCAGCACGGCAGAGATACTTAATGACGTTACCAGCCAGAAAATCGAGCTGCTGATCCACAATAAAATCCCAAACCTGGATGCGTCCATGTTGATAGTGCTTAGGGTTGGTCTTTGAATAAGTCACGATACTTTCGTTGGATTGATCGGAGTTGTTGTTCTCGTAGAAATCGTCCCACTGGTCCCGGTCGTAAACATTGTTTGTCATACCAGAATCGCAACTCAAATAGTCTGCGATAGATTTGTAGTCTGATGTTAATAAATTGTTCACCTATCCTAAGCCAAAGGTAGTAGGGTAAGTTGGGTTCAAGGATGTACACAATAGCCAACACTAGGCCAAGGTCTACTCCAATGAGGGTGGCGTCCATAGGATAGGTTCCTTGGTTGTTGAGTTGTACTCACCAGGACGTAGGATTCGTGCTAGGCGAGCATTACGGAGGGCGTCTTCTTCGGTCTGCCCTGCCTTGACGTAAGCGGCGACAATATCTTCCCAAGGGTTGTCACCGGCTGCGTCAAGGATCTTCTTACTAGATACTGCTCCGATGCCGGGTACTCCTTTGTATCCGTCAACGGGGTCACCAGTAAGGCACTGTGTCCAGAACCAATAGTCAGCTTCTTCTGGAGTTACATTGAACTCATCTTCCCCGTTGTACAATCGGCAGGAGATCTGCTTCATGTCCTTGTCGGGGCTAACCAACACGAAGTCCCGTGGGTCTAGGTGACATTCAATACCAAGCGCATCGTCAGCTTCTACATTCTTGTAGCGCACAACTTTGTAATGCTTGGAGCACCACTCTAGTAACCTACGATAACCAACTGGCTTACGTTTGGTACGCTTTCCTTTATAATCAGGACATACGGTCTTACGGAAGTTGTTGGTATCAGAGAAGTAAAGAGTGACATTAGTTGTGTCAAACTTACTACGAAGCTTACTCATCTCTCCTTCAAAGATGTCTAGTACGACACGGAAGTTAGAGGCAATGGTAATCAGATCATCTCCCCAATCAAGTTCGGTTTCTGCTGATTGACACGCACGATAGGCATAGAAGTCAGCATCAACCCTCAATTGAAGATCAGTGACAGTCAGCCCAGGAGCTACCATCTTTTGCTTCAGAGGCAAGGGGGACTTTGAGGTTGTAGTATTCTCCGGCTTGGACAATCGCCCATTCGAGTTGGAACTTGGCATCAGAAATAAGGTGCGGTTTAACAGCTAGTTGAATCTCATCATGAATCCAACCAAGCCATTGATAGTCAATGTCCCACTGGTATCCAAGATCATTAAGTTGTTGATAAGTGATGACGTTCCATCTCTTACAAACAATGGCTCCAGCACTTTGGAGTAGGTAGTTGAGGGCAGCGTGTTTTTTTCCCTGAAGGCGGATAGGACGCCCGTCAAGGCCCTTGAGTACATCACCCTCTGCTCGCTTGGCAACAGCCGTTAGGAGCCCTTCTAGGCCAGGTATAGCCTCAAGGAACTTCTTACGGATGTCCTTACCCAAAGCCACAGCCTTAGTATCCGTTAAGGATTTATCTAAGGAGTAACCGATCTTCTTATCGGAGGCACCGTAAATAAAGGCATACGTCAAGGTCTTAACATCCTTGCGTGAGCAGCCAACTCGATCAGCATTTTGTTGATGAATGTCCCCATTGACAACAACGTCAGCAAAAGACCCTCCATCGAAATGAGCAAGATAA